TGTCGATGTTGCCGGGGCCGACATTCGTCAGCGCCTCAAGGGCGTTCTGGACCTGCTCAGCCGTGACCGGCAGGTCCAGGTCGTCGGTGCTAGCGGCACCGACTGTCAGCGTGACGCTGGTGGCGTCGGTGTTGACCTTGATGTTATGGACATCTGCGCCGAACGTGTCGGTGTCAAGGGTGTCGACCTCGGTGGGTGTCGGGGCCAGCGCGGCTACGTCGTTGAGGAACACAAAACCCTGTGCTACAACCAGTGCGGCGTCGTCATCTAGTGCCATTGGCACTTCTCCTATCTAGTTCGTGGGGGTCTTACCCCCAGTTGGATGAGTCCCTGAACCCGCCAGGAGTCCTGGAACGGGGAGCCAAATAGTGTGGCCCCCATCGTTTCTCTCATTGACGACAGGTACCCATCCGGGGTCTGTGTCTGCTTTTTCACGGCGTTGTACAGCGCCTCCAGGGCGCAGTCATACAGGTCTTCCGTGGTCGGTAGGTCGACTACGTCGTACACGGTCAACTCGATTACAGTCTTGCCAAATTGAGTTGGCCTACTTGGGTTCCGCGCACCCCCGAGGCGTTTGACGTTGAACATCGGGAAGTCCCGGTAGTCGATGTCCTCTGTCCAGGAACCGACCTTCACGGCGCGGTCGTAGTCCGCGAACTCTGCTCGTAGGATGGGGAGGACAATCCGTTGCACCCGAGCTAGTTTGGGTGTCTTCGTGGCCATGCCCTGCTCCTATTCCAACCCGAATCCTGCCGCCTTGTGCAAGATGTAGAGCCCCTCGGGGGCTTTCGTTTTGATGTGCCCGTATCGGCCTCCTGGGCCGAACACACCGGACGGTGAGTGCCCGAACTCGATAGCCATCGGGTTAGGGGCGTGCAAGTTGGCGAACGAGTCGACCTCGCCCCGCGAGGAGGAGACCGACGTGAGATGGCCTGGGCCGTAGATTTTTTGCCACTTGGTAGTCCCGCGAACCGCATTCAGATTCGCATCTGCCGCATGCTCGATGCCCTTGGCCTCGTCGTGGACAGCGTCCCGTACACCGTCGAGGTGGGATACGACTGTGTTCATCGCCTTCTGGCTGATCAGCTTGGGCACTAGGCCCTCCTGATGGTGTAAACGACGTGGGCAGTCCGCCGACTGCCGCGGTACCGCTGGACATCTCCGAAGATCTGCCAGCGGGCCGGTAGGCCCCTGGCGTCGGTGCGCCACTCGATTACAGCCTGGGCACCAAGTTCGCCGTGGTTGTCTGTGAACGAGTTAGGGAACCTGACGGTATAGACCCGTTCGGTGTCAAACCCCTCGTCGTTCTGCTCGGCCCGCCGGCTGGCGGTACCTGACTGGCCTTGGATCTGAAAGCGTGCCAGCGTCTGTATGCCTGTGGTCGACGCCTTCGTGATGGTGTTCCCGTCAGCGTCGGTGACGGTGATCTCGGGGTAGACCGTGCAGGGCTCAAACATCGAGCCCCGGTCGAGCAGGCTCACCGGGACACCCGATTCTGGTTTCCCCAGTAGACCCGCCAGTCGTGGACGCAGTGGTGCTCGCCGTTAGCGTCTCCGTCGTAGTCCTCGCCGTGAACGCACCGCTTCGGGTCAAACAAACGACCCCCAATAACCACCGGGGTCTGTGGAACAAGCTCCGGTTCGATTGCCATTACGTCGCCCTCACCGTGGTCGGGTCGATGAAGAACAACCCGGTCGTGGTGACCCCCAGGCTGTCCCATTCATCGGGCAGGATCTCCAGCTTCCCCGAGGAGATCTCTTGCATCAGCATGTACTGGTAGTTGCCGTCGCCTTCGGACGCGTATCCATCGGGGTTCCGGGCCAGCCGCAGAACGGCTTCGGACTCGACCCGCTTCAGCTCAGCGAGGAAGTCCTCGTCAGCTACCTGGGTGTCGAGGTCTGAGATGCGACGCTTGATCATCCGCTCAGCGTCAGCGAGACGTACGTTGATCAGGCTCGTCAGGGCGGTGTCAAGGGAGCCTGGGTCCTTGCCCCAGCGCGCCGCCACGTCGGTGGCGTCAGCGTAGGTAGTCATCTATACCGCTCCTCTAAGTTCGTGCGTCTGTGTTGATCTGAGCCGCCCTCCGGGAGGGGCCGAAGCCCCTCCCTTCGGGAGGTGTCAAGTCAGGCTCACGCAGTGAGCTTGACGAAGGCGTCCGTGTCGTTAACGAGGAAGGCGTACTCAGCCTCGCAACGGACAGCCACCATGTTGTGCTGCCACAGCGAGATCAGGTTCGGCTCCCAGACGCCAGTCGAGGCGTTGGCCTGCCCGAAGTCCAGAGTCGCCTGGTCGGTCACGTCGAATGACAGACCGCCGACCTGGCCCCAGATGACCTGGGTGAAGTCGCCCTGGAATCCCAGCACGGTGTTGTTCTTGACGTGGTCGTTGACGATGGTCTGACGACCGACGATGCTGCCTTCGCGGATCGGGCTGGCCTGTCCCGCGTAGACCGGCTCGTTGAACAGCGGACGACCGCTGGCGTCAACCGAACCGTTCAGGATCGACTCCGTCGTGGCGTCCAGCAGGGTGCCGGTCCACTTCTTGCCGGCGTCGGTCAGCTTCTTCAGGCCACTGACCGCCAGAGCATCGTAGGCGTTGGTGCCCAGCGACTGCGTCTTGGTCGTCTCAGCCAGGTAACCCTTGAACTTGGTGGGCTTGTTGATCCCGTGCAGCGCAGCGTTGTCGAACGCCAGGGCGATGGCCTCAGCGATCTTGGTCCGCATGGTCTGCAAGTAGTTCAGCGGGTTGGCACGCACGACCTCGGCGCTTTCCGCGAAGATCACGGCGATCTTCGTGGGTTCCAGCTCCTTGTGGTCGAAGCTGCCCTTGGTGAGCGGCTTGCGCTCGGTCTCACCGATCCACTGCGCGTTCACCGCACCGTTCCAGAACGGGATGGTGATGCCGGTCGGACCCATCGGGACCTTGCGAGCGACCTTCTGGACGATGGAGGTCTTCTCGACCTCCGCGAAGTAGTCCTGAGCCTGTTCGGGCTTCAGGAACGCCGAGAAGTCGCCGGTCTTGGCGATCTGGGCGGAGGGCACGGTGGCCCCAGTTGCCGGAGTAGGCATTTGTTATCTCCTTATTTGGTAGGGACCCTCAAGCGCCTACGGCGCTCTTGAGAAGGTTCAGAATAGGGTCACCATTCAGAGGGACGTGGCTGCCCGAACCCTGGGATGGGTCGACCAACCGGTCTTTTGCATGGGACTTGCCCAGAAGGGCCTTGACCCTCTCGACGCTCCCCTTGACCGACTCGTCGTCGGTACCTTGAACCAGAGCTGCAACCTCCAGCACGTCCTCGCTCGGGATGCCCGCTTCGAGGATCGACTTCAGCTTCAGCAGCTCCAAAGACGTTTCGCTGTGCTTCGTTTTCAGCTCAGTGAACGCCGTGTCCTTTTCGGCCAACTTGCCTTCGTAGTCACGGATGACCTCGGCCTTGGCCGCGTCGACCGCATCCTTCTTTTCGGTGCGGTACTTGGCTGCCTCAGCGCGAAGGCTCTCGACGTAGTCCCGAGAGAATGTCTCCTGCTTCTCAGGTGCCTCCGGGGCGGGAGCGGCAGGGGTCTCGGGGGTCGTTGGGGTGTCGGACATTACTTGTGCCTCCTGGGCGTGTTGAGAGTCCCTCTAGGACTCGGGATCTGAGTTACGCCGCTGCGGCGAACTCGGAGAGGTCCAGCCTGCCTTCGGCAAGCTGGCGACGAAGGGCGTTGAGCGCCCGTTCGTTTCGGGTGAACGTCTTGCCTTTGTTCTTCCCGTAGGTGTGCGTGCGATCCGGGTCTTCTTCCTCTTCCCTGATCGCTTGCCTGGTCGCTTCATTCCAAAGCGCCAGAGCCCGATCCGCTTCTGCCTTCCCAGGCCAGCTCTCCAGCTTGAACACCGGGACAACCTTGCAGTCGCAGTTGGGATGCCACTGCTCCATGTGTCCTTCTGTTTCGGACAAGAACCTCTTGAGGTCTCCGCCGGACTGTCTCCAGAGGTTCGCCACCTCGGCGTCAGCCAGGTCCAAACCGGCGTTTTCGGCCCCGAGATAGACGGGACCACGGGAGATGAGCATCAGGCACCAGGCGCAGGTCTCCCTGCCTGTGGCTACCCGAGCCCAGCCCCGGACGACGTGCTCCTCGGAGTTCGCCTTGGCGTCCTCCTGCTTGAGCGCGAGAAGCGTATCTTCCTGCACCGCGTGGATGATCTGTTGCCTGCCAGCGTTTTCCACCGCCCGAACGGCTTGTGCTGCGACCTGGCCTACGGCGTCTTGAGGGGATTCTGCCTGGGACATCCTCTTCCGCGCCGGTTCCATGTCTCGCACGAATCCCTCGAACGAGTAGCCCTCTAGGTACCGGTCGTTCCGTGGGAGGTTGGGGTGGTGCAGCTCGCGCTGGGAGTCGTAGAACTCCCGCGCCAGCCGTGCCGCCTGCTCCCTGTGGAACTCGACCTGGGGATACAGAAACCCCAAGAGCGCCAACCACTCCTGCACGCTCAGCTTAGGCTGAGAGAACAGTTGGCCGAACGTCAATGTGTACCGGGCTATCGCCGCCGAGATGACAGCCTGTTGGGCCGCATACTCGTCGGTGTTCACGTCTTCGGGCTAGCCGTCTGGGTCGCAGTCGGTTTCGCCGCAGAAGGCGCTGTCGAGGAAGCACCAGCAGTGGTTGCCTTCGGTGCTCCGTACATGCCAGCGAGTTGGAGGGCAGGGCTTTCCTGCTTGTCCCACTCCTGCATCTCCAGCCGCTCCTCCACGGAGTAGCCGAGGTCGATGCGAGCCCGTTCCTTCGGGATGATGCCCACGCCGTTGGCGTAGAGCTTCGCCGCCGCGTCGGCCTTGGCCGCGTACGTCGGCGTGCTAGGATCCCGCCACATGGTCTCCATGCGGTAGTAGTCCGGGGGAAGCTGCCCGCCCTTGGCTGCCATGTAGGCGATCCGCATGGCCTGTTCCCAGGCCCCGCCGAAGATCAGGTTCTTCCGCTCGCACTTCTTGACCAGCCGGGACTCAGACGACTTGATGGCCTCTGCCGAAGCCGGGTTGTCGGAGTTGGTGGACAAGTACTGCGGCGGCAGGCCCGTGTAGGCCGCTGCCTTCCGGTCGATTGCGTCGAGGGCTTCCACGAAGTTCCGCAACTCGGCAGCAGTGAACTGCTGGGCCTTGGCCTCGTGATCCTCGAACGCCAGGATGCGAGCGACGTAGGCGTCGAACAACTTCTGGCCGGTCTCGGGGTCCACACCGATGTCCTGCGGCTTCACACCGAACAGCAGCCGCTGCGGGATCGCCATGATCTCCGCTGTGGCCTGCATGTCCATGAGGATGCGGGCCGCTGCGTCGGTGATCGAGCGCAGCTCCGGGGTGATCTCCGACGAGCCGTACAGGTCGGATGCCTTGGTGCGGTTGCGGATCGGCACCACCGGTACCAGGCCTAGGCCGTGGCTGATCGTGGAGATCGGGGTCCAGGCCCCGTCCTGCTTGAGCCACTGGATGTTCTGGTCCGGGGTGTACAACGTGGCCGCGATGATCTCGCTCTGGTCCTCGTTGTAGACCGCCCGGATCGCCTGGGTCGCCAGCCTCGTCCGGGGGTCGATCTCCGCGTACAGCGACGTGGGGGGCTCGACCATGATGATCGGGATCTGGGGATCAACGAAGAGGTCAATCGCCGGGTCTGGCATCGAGATGGTGATGTACGCCGCGCCGTAGATCAGCGCGTCCGTGTGCCCCAGCGGGGCCTCCACGTCCAGGTTGTTGGCCTGCCACCAGTCCCACAGCTCGGAGTCCGCGTCTGGCCTCCCAGCCAGCCGGAACCCCTCCACCTCTTGGCGTTCCGCGATGGAGTCGACGTACAACCGGGGATACCCGATGTGCGCCAACAAATCCCGCATGTTCGGTGGGACGGCCACGCCTATGGCGTCGGGCCTGCGCTCCGCGTCGTAGTACTTCTTCGAGTCCTTCAGGGCATTCTGAGACCCCTCGAACTTTTCGAGGAGGTCATCCCGTGCCTTTTCCGGGTCGATCTTCTGCTGCGTAGGGAGCGCCATTACATGATCACCGCCGCTCTACGGCTTAGGTTCTTCTTGCTCATCAGGAAGTCCTGTCTCGCACCGAACGCGAGCACCGCGCAGACAGCGGCGTCGATCTTTTTGCTGCTGTCCTTGCTCTGCTTGCGAATCGCTACGGCGTCGTACGTTGTTGGGTGTCGGCGGGCGTTGAGGACGTGCTGCCTCAGAACCGGGTTGCCATCGTGCCAAACCTCTTTCTCCAGGACGGCGTCCAGGAATCTCTCGCAGTCGAACGCGAATCGCTTTGTCTGACCGCGCATGTCGAACGCCACCGGGTTGCCTGGTGTGGCATTGACCTGGATCTTCTTGCGGAAGTCCCGGCCCCACTGGTCGACGTATGCCTCGAACTCCTTGACATCGGCCCGGAACGCCACTACGTCGTACCGCTCGAAGCACGAGCGGACGGTGGCGTCCACGTCCTCGCGGGAGACCTCTCCGTTCGGACCCTTCTCGGGGTCCCAGACCTTGATCACGAACAACATGCCGTCGTGGACCCGACAGGCTACCAAGGCCGTCCAGTCGTTGGACTTCGATCCGTCGAACCCGAGCGTGATCCGGTCACCCTTCTTCAGGGCGAACAGCGGGTCGGTCAGCGCCAGGCGGTTCCACTCGTTCGGCGAGATCCACGAGTCCTCATGGGCGTTCACCTGATTCAGGAACTTGCGCCGTGACTCGGTGATCGGGTTCTTGATGTCCAGGACGGACATCACGATCTCGTCCACCGGGAGCCAATGTGAGTCGCCTCGGGCGATCTCGATGCCCTCGCGGAGCCTCGCTACGCCGGCCTCGAAGCCCTCGGGATCTTCCTTCTGCGATGGGATCTCGGACACCGGGGTGTCAGCGGGGGCCTCCAGGGCGTCGTA